GCACGCCATCTACCGAGGTGATGTCGCCGAGGCAAAGAAGGGCCGCAAGGCCCTCATCGCTCAGGGGGCGAAGGACTACGACATCAAGTCACACGACGAGTACATCAAGGCGCACAGTGGTGTGAAGCAGGCCAACTCCACCGAGTCCAGGAAGTTGAAGACCTCCAACATGGGTACCGCTGGAACACCGCCTCCTCCGCCGGCGCGTCAGTCAACCATTTCGGGCCCGGCTTTCACGCAGCCCTCTGTGTAGGATGAACATGGAAAAGATCAGCAGCACTAAGGTCGCTCAGATCCTTCACGATGCGCAGGACGCGCTTCGTTCGGTCACTGCCGAGCGTGATGCAGCCTTCAACAAGGTTGCGCAGATGGAACGTCGTCGCGATGCCGAGAAGGTTGCGGCGAATATGCACAGCAAGGGCGTGAACCTCGACAAGAGTTTCGGCGAACTTTCTGATGATCTCGAGAAGTCTGCAGAGGCAGGGGAGCTTCCCATTATCCAGCGTGCTGTGGATATGATGGCTCCTAACATGGGTCTCAATACCGCCACTCTCAACCACGACGATACAAAGGTCGCTTCAGGTGGTACCGATCTCGAGCGGTACATCTTCGGCGCCATCGGCTGACGCGAGACTGTCAGGAGGAAACCCAACATGAGCACTGTTCAGCGAATCAATTTCGAGCCCTTCAGCAACCTGCTGCAGACTCAAATCCGTGACAAGGCCCTGGCAGATCCGACTCTCGCCAACCCCCTCAATGCCGTCGCCTTGGTCGACGGCGAGTGGATGACGACCGACGCATCCGACAAGGCCATCCGAGCCAGCGCTGTTGCCACCCCCGGCAATCCAGCGACGGTCATGAGCTTCCCGCTCTTTGCAGAGCGTGGTCGAACGGACGTCCAGGCGATGGCGGAACGTAAGGTTCCCCTCATCATCATGGGTGACTGGGAGGCTGACACCCGCATCTTCGACGCAACCGTTGTGGTTGGAGGTGGCGCTGCCATCACGACCCAGTGGCAGCCGGTCAAGGTTGCGACGATCACGCTTGGCGCCCGCAACTACTCTGGCCTCGTCGGCCATGGTGGCGCCGCTGACACAGCACCGATCGCCGGCTACGTGACGAGGCTCCCTGCCGCCAATGGTGGGAAGCTGCGGATCATGGGCGGCAAGGGAAGGCTCTGATCCCTAACGGGTGAAGAGAAAGGAACAAGAACATGAGCGCCCCCGCCGCAATGATGAACGAGCTTTTCACCCATCGGTTGAGCTCGAACGAAGGCAAAGAGAAGCTCGCCGAGTACGGCGGGTCCTACGTCAGAGACCGCCTCCGCGAGGTGGCGTTCTGCCGGAAGGTCCTCCCACCCCAGCAGGTGACTCGAGCCGACTGCCAGGTCTCGGTGAACCACGACACGCTCGTCAAGATCGTGAACGTGGAGCCCAAGAGCCGGGCCATGGTCATGAGCTTCCGTGGTCAACCGACCGCGAACTTCATCCGGGCACCCAAGGCTGAGATCGGCTTCGTGACGATCTCTTCCGAGATGTACCAGAAGAACGAGCAGGAGCTCCTGGCCTACGACATGCCCATCACCAAGGTGATCGAGGAGAACGTCGTCAAGGACATCCAGGAGATCGAAGACCGGGAGTTCATCATCCACGCGGAGGGTGCAGTCCAGGCGCTTCAGACCGAGGCCAATGGTGGGGTGGCGACGTCGCTATCCAGCATCACGGTGCAGGCCAGCTCGGTCATCGAGTTCTCGATCATCAAGGGTGAGCTTGCCCGGAATTCGCTGACGGCCGATGCGGTGGTTCGCCCCCTGCAGCGTCCCGACCTGTCGAACCTGGCCAAGCTGCTGAACACCCGTCGTCTGCGGACCGACATGTTCCTGATCACCGAGGGTGACTGGACTGACCTTCTGCAGTGGACGGTCGAGGACTTCGGCGATCGTCTCCAGAGTGAGACGACGGTCGACGGCTACAAGTACAACACCCTCCTCGGGTACCGGTACGTCAGGACGGTCAAGACCGACATCCTGCGGCCCGGCAACCTCTACGCGTTCACGTCGCCGGATTTCTTGGGCAAGTTCTACGTTCTGAACAACCCCAAGTTCTACATCGACAAGATCGCGAACTACATCTCGTTCCAGTCCTGGGAGGACATCGGGATGGCACTGATCAACATCGCGTCGATCACGAAGTTGGAGCTGTTCGCGGCCGATGCGAACCCGACGACCAACACCCAGGGTCTCCTGGCGAACTTCATTCCGAAGACTGAGGACCAGCTCGGTGCGGCCAACAACCGCGTCGATCAGGGTCTGAAGTTCCCGCAGATCAACACGTTCTGATCTGCTTCGGAGTTCTGAGAAGGGCGTCGGAGCCGGTTGGCCCGGCGCCCTTCTGCATAAAACGACCACAAGATTTGATAGGAGTACACCATGGGATCTGGACTTTTCTCTACGCAGCACGCACGGCTTCCTCACCTCATCACGGGTCAGGGTGGCATCGCCGGCGAGATCGCCGACCTCCGCGCCGACCTCAACCAGGTGCTGTCGCCGCTGGCGGCCGTTGCCATCGACGAGTTCACCAATGCGGCGGCGGCTGGTGCTGCTGACCTCGAGGCTGCTGTCGCCACGACCGTGGCACCCAGGACGGTCACGACCTTCCTGGCCGGTGGTGTCGCCAAGCTGGCGGCGTACCCACGGAACCTCACCTTCACGACGGCGGGGGCCACCCCTGCGGATGCACCCGCCACCGCCGCGGTGACCGGTACCTACCGAGGCACGGCCCAGACCGAGACCGTCACGATCGCCCAGACCGCCACGACCGCGACCGGTCTGAAGCCGTTCTCGACCATCACCAGTGTTGCCTACGCGGCGGCCGACGGTGTTGCCGCGACCATCTCGATCGGTGTGGGTGCGGGTCTTGGCACCAGCCAGATCCCGAAGAGCCGGGCCGGCCTGGTTGCCCCGACCCGTGAGATTGCGGTCGGTGTCGTCGTGACGACCGGGGCGCTCACGGCGGTGGGTCTCTACACGCCGGCGGCTGCGCCCGATGGGGTCAAGGACTACGCCGTCTACTACGAGTACGACGCAGCGGTCTGAGGTACCAGATGGCCGAGTACCTCATCCACTCAGGAGTCCGAAAGCGCCACACTGCACTGAAGCGGCGTATGGCTCCGATCAACGCCGCACTGGTCCAGCACATCGGAGGGTTCATTGTCCGACGTGCCAGGCCGGTGCGGATCAGTGAGACCCAGCTCAACGCCCTCCTCCCTCAACTCAAAGTTGCCGAGGCAGAGGGACGGCTGGAGCTCAGGACGCCGGCGGGTCAGCTCATCGACCTCGATACCCTGCAGGTAGCGGCCGGAGAAGACATTGTGTCTCCTCCGTTGCCCAACTTCCTGCCGGACTCGGCTGCTCGAGATAAGCCGGCTGGCATGCCGATGCCGCTCTACCAGGAGGGTACCGGTATCGATCAGACCCCGGTGCTGCCGGCACTTCTGCAGGACCGAAGTCTTGCCGACATCGATGAGGCTGCCGACACAGAGCCGCCTGCCGAAGCGGTAGAGCCCAAGATCGTGAAGGGCAAACGCCGATGAAGGTCTGGTGTGTTACCGATCACTCGACCGAGCAACTCCGTGCCAGCGGCATGGTTGGTGTGTCGGTCGTGATCGGTAACACCACACTGAAGCCGGGGAACAGCCTGGATGTGCCGTCCCACTTGGTCGCTGAGATCCAGTGGGCGTTCCATCAGGGGCTGCTCTCGATGACTCCTCCGCCGGTGCGTCAAATAGCAGTCCCGGTTGTCCCCGAGGTTGTTGTTCCTGCGGTTCTGCCTGTGGCTCCTGAAGTCGTGTCAGATGTTGATGAGTCAGCTGCCCTTGAAGAAGAGCAGCCATTCAACAAGGGCAGTAAAGACAGCGGCCGGCGGAGGCGCTAACCATGGCACTCCAGGGCATCGAGGGGATGAGCCCGACGATGCGAGCATTTATCCAGCAGGTACGGTTGTTCCTGCGGGATTTTGCTGCGCTCAACCGGTTGATCGCTGGTGAGGAGTCATCCGAGCGGATGATTGGGTGGGCTACCTTGGACGCGGTCAGCCGGTTCAACGGTACCCCGCACTTCACCCAGCTGACCCTCGAGGACCTGGTCCAACGGGGCCAGACCCACCTGTTGACCCGGATGACCACGGAGTCGCTGCTCGAGTCGGTGGGGTTGCTACAGACTCGTAACCAGATCAATTACTCGAACGGCGGTATCAATGTCGGGGTCAACGACAAGACCCCCCTGATCATGAACTGGCTTCAGATGTTCAAGGCCACGACCGAGCAAAGAGTCTCGCAGGTCAAGGTTGCGATGAACATCGAGTACATCCTGGGGCCAAGCAACCGAGGGGTTGTC